AAACCTATGCGGCAATGGTTTTGCATGCGAACGCAAAGCGAGATCAGTATTTTAATATGACCGCAAAAGCAATTCGTGCGGATATATGGGATGCGTTTGGTCCTGACATAAGCATCAGCAGTATCAATAAGATACTGCGGCTAGCTGGGATAACGGTCAAGAAAGATCGCATGAGCACGATTAAGAATGATCGTGTTGGTGAGCTGGCATCTATCCTACTTACTGTGGTTGATAATATTGAGCGTGAGATTGGTGCGTCCGGATTGATTATTGCAAATGATGATAGAGAAGTGTTATTGGCTTTGAAGCAACGTCGTAAGGTTTAAGGAGTTTAGCAATGGTTGGTTTAGGTAACTTTTTTGATCGTCCTGTTGTCGAATCTCAGCCCGAGTACAGCGTACTTCCGGCTGGGAATTATGAGGCAGTGCTTGTCGACTCACGCATGAAGCAAAGCAAGGCTGGTAAAGATTACTTGAGCCTTGAGTTCAAAATACGCAGCGGTGAGTATAGCAATCGCAGCGTGTGGGGTCGGTATATGATTAACGATACCGGTGCTGCTGGTCAAATTGCACGCAATCAGTTGCAAGCGTTAGAGACTGCCACCGGCGTGGTTAAGCCTGCTGACTCCTCGGAATGGCATGACATTCCGGTAACGATTGCCGTCAAGGTTGTGCCGAGCAAAGGCGAGTATGGACCGAGCAATGAGATTACCAACTTCATTCGCTTGCAGCGGCCACAGGCAGCACCGGCGACTGCTAGCCATGATGACAACTCACCATGGTAAAGTTCTATCGACTCGATGATCGCAATTGTGCGGTCGAGCTTCGAGGCGAGATTGAATACTACGCTTGGCTCAAGGGATTACCTAAGGCTAAGCGTACTATGATCCATGTCATTGTTGCGACCGATGCTGTTAGAGATATGTTTATTGGAACATACTTTCTCGGCTCGGATCGGTACGCTAGGGATAAGCGATGCTTGTGGCAGACGATTGTTTACGATGATCAGCGTAAGTTAGCAACGCTTGAGTATCCAAGCCATTTTGACGCTGTGGCTGGGCACAAGCAGACTGTTGAGATTGTCAAGAGCCGTGGCGGTGAGGCTAAGTATCGCCGTTAGACCAAGGTCCCTAGTCGCCTGAAACGCACGGGTAACGCAGCGTGTGGTCGAACTGCGTATTTTTGTCTTGTGTTTTGTAAACCAAAAAGGAGCGGATGATGGCTGTTACTGTTAATGAAATTAAGCGTGTATCTATGTCGTTTACAATTAAGGGAACTTCTCCATTGATTCCGCATCAGTGGGACGAAAAAGCTAAGGAGATGATGCGTCAAAAGCACGCTGGCAAAAAAACAAAAGAGCGTGCCGTGCGTGATCCTGAAGCAGAGGCAAAAGCTGCAACGTATTTTACAGCAGACGGAAAATATGGATTGCCAGGTTTAGCATTGAAGGCATCAATTATAGGTGCCGCTCATAAAGATATAGGAATTGAAAAAACGCTTGTACGCAAAGCGTTATTTTTAGTTTCGGATGATCCGAATTGTATTTTGCCGATTGAATCTGATGAACCAATTATTCGTGAGGACATGGTGCGTGTCGGAATGGGTGCAGCAGATTTGCGTTATCGACCGCAGTTTAACAACTGGTCGGTGCAGGTTACGTTTGAAGTTGATGCGGAATTGCTAACTAACAAAGATGTTATTGCGTTAGTAAATCGAGCAGGATTTGGTGTTGGTATTTGCGAATGGAGGCCAGAAAAGGGTGGCGAGTTTGGTCGGTTTAAGATTGACGAAACTAAGCCGTTTGTTGTGACTGACCTGTAATAGGTTTGGCAGGCTTGGTAAGGCTGTGCACGTCTGGTTCGGGCGGGGCGAGGCATGGCGAGGCATGGTGCGGCATGGCAGGCGTGGTAAGTCACGGTGGGTCTTGGCACGGTTGGGAGATTTAAGGCATGGTGCGGCATGGCAGGTGCGGCGTGGAGGGCAGGGATTGGTGGGGCTGGGCACGGCATGGCATGGCAGGTGCGGTTTGTCTTGGCCAGGACCGGCAGGGCGGGGTGTGGCGTGGTGGGGCATGGCAGGCGAGGAGTGGGAGGCAAGGCTGGAACTGGATCGCAATGGATAGGCATGGCAGGCGCGGAACGGTCTGGCAGGGCGGGGTGTGGCGGGGCACGGCATGGCAGGCATGGTTTTTGTTTTGAACAATGTTTAAGGAGAAAAAAATGGAAGTTGAAAATGTACGTTGGCGTGATCGTTTTCCCAGCAATGGGGTTGATCCAGTAAAGGCGTATCAAGAAATTCTTAGATTAAAGGCACAAAACAATAACAGTGTTAGTCCTGAACTGTTAGTCGAATCTGCTCGAAGTGCAGATAGCACGCTAAATAGATTATTTACATGGGATGACACTGAAGCAGCCAAGAATTACAGGGTTCAGCAAGCTGCAACTATTTTGAGATCAATTGAAGTCATATATGTATCTGGTCCAAAGAATCCAATGCGTGCGTTTGAGATTGTTCAAAATAAACGCCGTGGTGATGCAAAAACAGTTACTTTGTATGCAACTGTTGAGGAAGCATGTGCTGATCCTGATGTGCATGCGAGGCTAGTATCTGAGGCTGTTCGTGGGCTTATAGCATGGAGAAATCGCTACCAAAATCTAAATGAAATGAGGCAACTTGTCAGGATAATTGACAAGGTAGTCGATGAGTTGGTTGCGTGATTTGTTATGTTTGAGTCGGCGGCGTGGTGGGAACACGCTGAATGGAATAGACCGTGGTTGTAGGTGCACCAGAGCCCGTTCCAAAACGGCAAGTAGGTTCAAATCCTACCCGACTCGTTTTACATTAAGGAGAAATTATGCAAATTGAAGGCATGCCTGAAGGCTGGGAGTTGGTTCGGATTGGGCAACCAAAACCAGGAGATTGGTTTATGGATTGTCTTTTCGGTCCAAAAAAGTGCAAGGACAAACCAGTTTATCCAAAGCATTTTCCCATCATTCGCAAAGTCGAGAAACCAAAACGCTACAGGCCGTTTGCCAATGCAGTGGAGTTTGCTCCGCATCGAGACAGGTGGTGCAAAATTGGAGTCTGCGAATCACGGGTACTGAATGTAAATCAGCAGCATGTCTATTTTCGAGATATGAGTTTTACTTGGGAGCAGGCATTTATTGAAATCATTTTTGAAGACGGTACACCGTTTGGCGTGGAGGTAACGGAATGACTAAACCAAAGAATAGGCCTAACAAGGCAGAACTCCGCAGCAAGTATTTTGCAGGACTTGCAAAGCGTGCGGTGGAGTTGATGGAGGCAGGAAAGACTGCTATGGAAGCGGCTCGAATATTGCACGTTGCTCCATCGTTTATTCACACGCATACAAGAGGCATCATACCTCGCAAGAAATGGGGCTTTAGCGGAAAACGCAAGCGAGTCTATAACGAATGGCTTGATCCGAACGACGAAGCCAACATTCATTTGTTTTGGGTTCCAAGCCCAGAGCAGATAGCAGAAGAGTGCCGCAAAATTCGCAACGGCGATCTATATATTCGTTCCGCAGCAGTAGGTAATCATGTTACTACGTTCGTACCAATCAGCCGCCGTAGAGTCAGCGTGGACATTTTTACGAGAGAAAAAAGGGCAGAACCCTTTAATATCCATGGCAACGGGAAGCGGCAAGAGTCTGGTGATTGCGGAACTCTGCCGCATGGCAGTCCAGCAATACTCAGGTCGAGTGATAGTCTTGCAGCATCGCAAGGAACTGATCGAGCAGAACGCCAGCAAGATTCGAGCACTTCTGCCTGACATGGAGATAGGTGTCTATTCCGCCGGACTCAATCGCAAGGAAGTCGATCCTGATGTAGTTTGTGCCGGTATACAAAGTGTATACAGCAAGGCATATTTGCTAGGATCTCGCCATCTAGTAATCGTTGATGAATGTCATCTGATTCCTAGCGATGGCGATGGCATGTACCGTACGTTTCTTACGGAACTACAGGCAATTAACCCTAAGATGAGAGTGGTTGGGCTGACTGCTACACCTTACAGGACTGGCGAGGGCCACCTTTGCGATGGCGACAGCATATTCAGCAAAGTGGTTTACGAAACAGATATTGTGCAGCTTATTGCTGATGGTTATTTGTCACCTATTGTCAATCGTGTCTCGGCCACCAAGTACGATACGAGCCAGTTGCACATTCGAGGCGGTGAGTTTGTCGAGTCGGAGCTACAAGCACTGTTTGCCGACTATGGGAAGATTAAGCAGTCAACTGATGAGATCCTAGCGGCAACTGCTAATCGCAGGTCGTGCATCTTATTTTGTTCCGGAGTGGCTCACGCTGAATTGGTGGCTGAGATTATTGGGGCTGAGGTTATTACAGGCAATACACCAGCAGCAGAGCGTGAGGAGATCATAGATCAGTTTCGCAATGGCGAGGTACGTTATCTTTGCAATTGCGATGTACTGACTACTGGCTTTGACGCTACCTGCATTGATTGTGTTGTGGTTTTGCGGTCCACGATGTCCGCCGGTCTGTTTGTTCAGATGGTTGGTCGTGGTATGCGGACTCATCCAGGCAAGGAAGACTGCTTGCTGCTCGACTTCGGCAACAACTTATTCCGCCATGGTCCAATCAATGCCATAGATTATGGGCAAGCCAAGAAGGTGCGTGAAGCTGGTGGCGATCCGCCAACTAAGATGTGTCCAAGCTGCAAAGAGCAGGTATTTATTTCAGCCCGGGTCTGCTATTGCGGCCACGAGTTTCCGGAACGAGAAATTAAGCATGAGGTCGTAGCCGATCAGTCGTCAGCCGTATTGGCTGAGACACGGACATGTGTGGTGAATGACTGGGTATTCACTCGCCACCGTAAGATTGGCTCACCGGATAGCCTGCGGGTAAAATACTACCTCGGTGGGAATCTAGATACTGTCGATGAATGGGTTTGTTTGGCTCATGATGGCTTTGCCTACCAGAAGGCAGTCCAGTGGTGGAATAAGCACTGCGAGCATAAGCTGAGCGAGGTGCTAGATCTTGAGCAGCAAGTCAATGAAGATGCTGATGTAATTGACGCTGTTATCAATTGGCAGCAGCAGGGATTTATGCGTAGGCCGTCACAGTTGCAGGTAGCCAAAGACGGCAAGTACAACCGCATTATCAGCCGCAAGTTTACGCAGCCACTACGTAGTGATATACCGTTTTAAAGGAGGGAAACGTGGAAATGCTTATTGATCGCAAGCCGCAGTGGTTGCTGATTCCTATTGCCAGTGGCTCGAAGAATCCTGGCACGCTATTAGGCAAGAATTGGCCTGCACTGGCTAGTAATGATGAATATACTATTGGCGAGTGGCTGACACGCTGGCCCAACTGCAATATGGGTCTATTGCTTGGTCCAAGTAGCGGCGTGATTGACCTGGAATACGATTCCAAGGAAGGCGAGGAGATACTGGAAAAGTATTGTGCTGATCTTCGCACTCCGACTTATCGCAGCCGCAAGTCAGTGCATCGACTATTTCAGTGGGATGATAGCTTTTCTAGTCAGAAAGCCAAGTTTGGATTCTGCGGAACAGAGTGGCGGTTTGGACTTGATAAGGCACAATCCGTTATACCACCTAGCTTGCATGAGTCTGGAACTCGATATGAGTGGCTAATTGCACCGTCTGAGTGCGAGGTGCTGCCATTGCCGCTTGTCTTGCGTGAATTGCTGCATGATATGCAGTCGGATATGCAAGTGCCCAATAAGACTGTTCAGCCGCAGCAATATCCGGAATCAAGCCTTATCAATTCAGCTAGATTGAGACTGGCAACTGAGTCATGGCATACATTACTTAGTAGGCATGGCTGGACATTGGCGGAACAGAAGGGAAACGAGGAGCATTGGTATCGGCCAGGAAAGACATTCGGCAGCATATCGGCCAGTCTGAATCATCAGGGCTCGGATAGGCTAGCAGTCTTTACTACGTCAGCACCACCGCTTGAGCCTGATACGTCCTATGATAAGTTTGCTTTTGTTTGTGCCTGCGAATTTAGCAATGATCCAGTGGCTTGTGCTCGATCAATTGTGCCAGCTACCTTTTCATTGCCCGCTGTGTCATTTGTGGCTGACGATGACGACGATCTCGAAGTTGAGATGTTACCGGAAGATCCCGGCCAGTTTCCAGCAGATTGCTTACTGCCACCAGGGCTTATTACAGACGTTGCCTCGCATACGCTAGCCACTTCGGACGAACCGCAGCCAATTCTTGCACTGGCAGGGGCGATTAGCCTGCTAAGCGTGATTACTGGACGAAAGATTCGCAACGAACGTAACAATCGAACCAATTTATTCGTGCTTGGCCTTGGACCTAGTGGCTGCGGAAAAGAGCGACCAAGAAACGTAAACACGGAGATACTGACTTTGTCTGGTGGTGCTCATTACCTTGGTGCGGTGGCTATTGGCTCAGGTCATGGAGTCGAGAGTCAGTTGCGTGAGCATCCAGCCAAGCTGTTTCAACTCGATGAAATTGGCGACTTGCTCAAGGCAATTAAGAAAGAACGCAGCAGTGGTCACATGGAGATCATCGTCCAAAAGCTCAAAATGCTGATGACTTCCAGCCATACCATATACAGCAATTCAGCCGTAAGCGATTCCAAGCTATTCTTCACGATTGACCAGCCGCACTGTTGCATCTTTGGAACTGCTACTGCGGAAAAGTTCTGGTCTAATCTTAGCTTGGATTCGGTCGAAGATGGTTTTCTTGGTCGTATCGTACCGCTGGAAGTGAGTGGCTATGCTGAAACGCAGCATCCGATGGATCAAGACGTTCCGCAGGTTATTTTGGATCAGGTCAAAGAATGGATCGACTTTGTTCCCAGCGAAGGAAATTTGGCTGAGCAGTCACCGGACCCAGTTATTTACAGAATGACCAATGCTGCCCAGGATCGCCATAGAAGGTATTGCGAGTCAATTGACAATAGGATACCTAAGGATGGGAGTCATCGAGCCACGGATGGCCTTTGGAAACGTGCCAGAGGTCGTGCCGCATCATTGGCCTTGCTGTTTGCTGCCAGCAGACAAGGGCCAAGCAAGATGGGTATCATCGAACTCTGCGATGTTGAACTGGCAATCAAAATTGCCAACTGGATTACTCGCAAAACAATCTACAAGATTGCTACGCAAAGCTCGGAGAATCAATGGGAGTCAGATTGTCAGCGAGTATTCAATATTATTCGTCAGGGCCCGCTGGGCTTGTCTGCTCTAACAGCCAAGACACGCTGGCTTAGAAGTCGTGACAGGAGGGAGGTGCTAGAAACGCTGATTGCATCGGGGCGAATTGAGTTGATCGAGGAAGTTACTAAAACCAAAAAACGGATGGTATATAGGGAGAGGGTAAATGACGCACCCAAGTAAACGTAAGGGCAACAAGTTTGAGCGTGACCTAGTCAAACATGCCACAGATAGTGGCATCAAGGCTGAGCGAGCCTATGCCTCAAACGGCAGGGCATTAGGTTGCCACGAGTCAGTTGATGTACTGATTGGTGACTGGAAGGTACAAGCCAAGATACGAAAAGCACTTCCGGAATATTTGCAGATACCAGACGGTTGCGATTGTGTGGCTTTTCGGCAGGATCATGGCGAGCCGCTAGTGTTGATTACCCTATGGAAGTTGCTGGACATAATAAAGGGAGCAGAGAATGTATAACTACGAAGCAATTCTTTTGCGAGTCATTGACGGCGACACTGTGCATCTTATGGTCGATCTAGGCATGGATGTGCAAGTGGCTTGCAAGTGCCGACTATGGGGCATCAATGCACCAGAAATGAATACCGAGGAAGGCAAGAAAGCCAAGGCATACCTAGAAGGCATGCTGCCACTAGGATGCAGGATATTGGTGCGAACGTTTAAGGATCGCAAAGAAAAGTATGGCCGCTATCTTGTAATCATTTCCAGCAATGACAAAGACGAAATATGGTCAATCAATGAGAAGATGATTGCTGCTGGTCATGCTGTACGGTATATGGATACCTGAGATTCCATTCCTTTTGGCGTGTCGTGCACCCGCACGGCATGCCTAACTTTTTAGCCCATGCTTTGAACTGTTCACCACCTAGCATGGCGGCATACCGCTGAACCGTATCACCGACTCCGGTGTCATCTGGCGTGCGGAAGTATGACACGACGCTAACCCAGGGCGGATTGAGCACCGTGCGTTTTTCAATAGTTTTTGGGGTTCTTCCGAGTGCGCAGTAGTGACACTTTGCAATGTTAAGATTTGTATATATCTTTCGTTTGCAAATACTACATTCTATCTGATTAAGCTTCATGGACATAAATCAGCCCATCCAGAGTAAGCAGCACCCATATCAGAACCTGTTATGTATTCAATGTTGATTACGATGTCATCTAGATTGCACTCAAGCTCGGATATATTGAATGATCCGCAATTTGCTTCGGAACAGTCAATCGCTGTTCCCGTTGAAAATGGAGTCCATGGACAAGACCAGTCCAGCCATGTTGATACTTCGCATGATACAGTACCAGTAGCTTGCGGATAATCAGGAACACCATATGGCACATTCGCTTGTATAGGTGTGTCAAAATATCCGCAGCAGGTGCTATCTCCAAGCAGTTCTGGAGTGCACTTTCTTTGTGTGCATCCATCAACCACTTCGTTTTCAAAGCCCCAAATCAATATTCTTGCTTTGACGTAGGCTGGAACTGTACCCGTTTGGCTTTCTGTGCAATCATAGCACGCAACTGAAGTACCCAATACAAGTCGCAAAAAAGTAACCCCTGATGACGTAGACGCCGGCCTAAACTCAAGCCTATAAAAACTGTATATTTGTCCAATTGGAGATGAACCAATTTGACAACATATGCTGTCGAGAGTTGCGTATTTGTATGTCCCAGTTCCGTTTACAGTGCAGTTACATCCGATGACGTAGTACCCATGCTCATTGAAAAAATCGTTACAATACGTTGGGTAAGTTACATCATTACATTCGACCGATGCTTCAGCAGCCCCAGTTATGCTAATCACATAGCAGCCGATGGGATCATCGTTGGCACCACACTCGCATCCACCGTGGCTGGGGCACTCTGGGCCTCCGCAACAACTGCATTTGCCTGCACCTCTTTTATTTGGCACTAGCAATCCTCCCAGACAGCAATAAGCACTCCACCAGCACGAACTGCAACTATATATTTGCCGCCACCAACTGCAGTTGTGGAAAGATTATAGACAGGAACAGAAACACTAGCAGCAGTAAGCGTATTGCTTTGGATGCTGTAAACAGTACAGTCAGCAGACGACACTGTCGTGCCCGATCTTGCTGCTATGCCTCCGCCTGGAGTAATAGCAATATAATTGATTGGGTTTTTATTGCTTTGTTGCTTTCCGCCAATAGTACCGTTGTCTATGACTTGAATCAAAGACTCAGCGTCGATTGCATTGAAACCATAGACTTTGTTAGCCATACTACGCTCTTGCTGTTCCGCTGCGAACAATGTCTAAGACCAGAGTTGTGGCAGATGATGCCACTCCCAAAATCGTGACATACCAGCCAGTGGTTACATCAGCTAGCGGCGCAATTCCGCCGGCAGTAGCCGAGACAACATAGGTTTCACCTACGGTTAATGTGGCACCTGCTAAATAGCTTCCTGCTGTACATAACACTGCATAGCCATTTGTAGATGCTCCAGTTAGGAACACGCCTAACGCAGCAGCAGTAGCACTCGATGCGTTGGCATCAGCCTTGTAGTACAAGCCATCAGTTGACTTTTTGTATGCTGGCTGACCAGCGGTCACAGTTTCGCCTACCTGAACAATGCTAATGACGCCAGTGCTTCCGATGCCAACGTTACTTGCTGTTATTGATAAATCGGCCATATTTAGAACCTCAGGAAATTTGCAAAACCGTAATCTGGATACACTTGAAAAAGTCTGTATTTAAATTCATTTGGTTGCGGATCATTTGGATCTGCAAAGGTTAATTCTTTGCCTTTTCCATCAAGAAATCCAACAAAATCTCCCCTTCCTACACCGTCTGGAAATGGAACCTTTTTATCGTTAGCGTCCCTATAGTAATCACCTTTATCAAGAACCATAAGATCCCAATCGTCTGGTTTATACATCATTCTGTATTTAGTTAATCTTCTTCTTTTCCCGTAGTAGAAACCAACAACAGAATCCATTACTCGTAAAAGCAATGTTTTAGGCGGATAGCCAAGATATGTACTGCTATTAATGATCTCAGTGCGTTCTGCTATATCTTGATCAGTTACAGTTGCGCTTTCAAATTGGTCAAATTCCCAGGCTATTATGTAACGAACCCTTGTTATTCCGTCTGCAAATGGCTGTCTTGCACTGTTTGCAAAAACTTTTCCGTTTACGTCCTTAAATTCTTGAGTTTCGAACTTTTCAAACATTGTCCGTCTAATAGGTATCCACGTTTCCGGATCAGCGTTCGTCGGATTCTGATTATTCTGATCTACCTCGCTGGAAAAGTTACAAGTGAAATCCCAAATACGAGGATTGTCTTGTCGCCTCGATCCGGTTATGGATTTGCATAACGCAATACCTCCGGAGGAATAAGTAATTCCAACTTGCGGCAATCCAGGGCAAAGTGATACTGCAAGCCTGCTGTCGTTATTGGAATCTGCCTCAACAATGTAATGGTATGATTCCTCAACTACTGTTTGCCCATTAGATCCAGTGTTTAGATTTATCTCACCTACCCGCTGTTCGCCAATGACTCGCATTATCGTATTGCTCCAACGGCATTGTCTTTAATTGCAGTCTCAATATTTTTAAGCAATTGTGCTTGATTTTGCTGCTCTTTTAATTGCCTTAGCTGTATTTCAATAGGATCATTCATCTTATTGATTACAGCATTGATTGCCTCGGCTGAACCGTATTCAAGTGCTTTCTTTGGACCAATGTTCATTTTGCCGGAATCGCCAAACTGCTGTTGAGATGCTTCCGCAAGCATCCTATCTTTTGTTTCAATGAACTGATCGAAAGATATTTTACCAGCATTGAGCAATCCCTCTAATGCCATAAAATCTTTTGCAGTGCGCTCGGCTATCGTTTGAGTCTTTTTGTCGTACTTTTCAACAAGATCAAGCAAACGCTTGTCCTCTTTAAGCTTTTCTTGCTTAAGTCGTAACTGCTCTTCTTCGTATTCTACCTGAGTTGCTAGGCACTCTATTTCTTGTACTTGCAATTCATTTAAGCCAGCAAGGTCAGCTTTCATCGCAAGTGCCGCTGCATCACCTTCCTGTAACTGCTCAAGACGAACTTTTAGCTTATTCATCATGCTTTCGTACTTCTGATCCATCTGCTCTTGCAGTTTGATTTCAGCAGCAGTTACAGCATTTCTTTCTTTTTCTTTCTGTGCAGCTTCCGCAGCAAGCTTATCTTGTTTTTCACGTTCTTCTGTTTGGCGTTTCAAATATTTGTTATATGCAGCAATGTTTTCAATGGACAGCCTGTCTCTAACTACCCAGTTCTTCTGCATTTCTCCAACAAGTTTCATCAGTTCAACTTGTTGCGACATTTTATCTATGGCATCTTCACGATTTGCCTGATTATTTGCTTGTCCAAAGTAGCTTCCACGATGACCACCCATGCTCTCGAAACGTGAAATATCAATGCCACTTTGAACAAGATTTAAAAAGCTAATGTCGCCAGTAAGCATGTCGCTAAATAAAGATCCAGTTTTTCCAGCACCACCCAGCTTGCTTAGATCGTAGGTAATCAGCTTAGACATGCTTTCTATCAACTTGCTCGTTTTGTCCAAAGCTTCGGTAAGAAATTGCTTGTAGGCGATTGATAGTGGCTCAATCGCCCTGCCCATCGTCACCATAGATTCTTCCCACTTGGAAGCAAGCAGTGCAGATTTGCCAGCAACAGTATCCATGATCTTGTCGGCTATTCCGCCAAATCTGCCGGTTGCGGAAGTGGCAGTCTCTAATGCTTTAGCCACCATATCAAAGCTAATCGATCCTTCTTCCATTTCCTTCTTCAGGACTGACATGCTTTTGCCAGTATTGCGTGAAATCTCAGCCAGTGGATTCCAGCCAGCATTTACAGCTTGAATCACTTCCTGGCCCATAAGTCTATTGGCACCACGCATTTGGCTGATTGCATTTGTTAATGCGGAAAAGCGTTCCGCATTTCCAGCCGTAATCATCCCTACCTGACGTATGATTGGAATGACTTCATTAGACGAAAATCCGTAAGCCATCATATTCTTTGCTGCTTCAGCAGCACCCTTGAAGCTTAACGGCATAGTTTTGGTAAGCTGTCGAATGTCGTTAATTAAAGCAGAACCTTGAATATCAGAGCCAGAGATGGCTTGCAGGATAGATTCAGTCTGCCTCAAAGAAATGTTGGCTTTGTCTGCTTCTACCGTAAGCTGGTACATCTGCCTTGCACCAGCCACTGCTGCAAGTGCCCCACCAGCTCTGGTGGCTATAGCTGTTAAAAGACCCAGACCACTACCGCCACCTGATCCTGCTGCACCACCTGATTTATTCATCTCAGTCATCTGGTCACGGAGGGAACGCATAGTCTGCACTATCTTTGTGCGGAGTATGTCTTCCTCGCTTCCAAGGACTCTAGATGCTGCTGCAATGCTGTGGTATTCCTTGCGAAGCAATTCGTATTGATTACGCAATTGATCTACTTTAGGCGTGTGCCTATCAATCAACGCAATAGCTTCTTTGCGCCGTGCCGACAATTCCTTGTCAGCATTAGCTTCCATCATTTTTGCCTTGGCAAGCTTTAATTCTGCTTTGTATTCTTCTTCCGTTAAAAGATTAGCACGCTTAAGCTCGTACAAGCTTGCACGCTCTTGTGCAAAAATATCAGTAGCGGTCATTCGTTTCTTAAAAATATCAGCCGCTTGCTGTTCAAGCTTAATTAGCCTATTTAACTCATCCTCCTGAGACTTCATGTTGGCTAGGTGCTTGGCTTCGCCGCCAGTGACCCAGTCAAGCTGTTTATACATACGCTCAAGTGCGTCATTGTATTTTTGTAGCTCGGACGTTTGTCCAGCCATCCTAAGCTGAGACATAATATGCTCTAGTTGTCGAATCTCATGCTCAACTTTTTCTACTTGAGTTCTGGTTTTGTCATAGGCTTTTTCCGCTTGTTGCTCAAAACCAATCAATCGCTGAAGTTCGTTTTCCTCTGCCTTCATGGCATCGGTACGCTTCTTTTCCGCACCAGTAACATTATCGTACTGGATATAAAGCCGTCGCATAACTTCGTCAAGGTGCGACAAGTCAGCAGTAGGCTTTTGGGCCTTGATGGCGTTCATAGCTTTATCAAGCAAATTTATTTTGCTCTCAAGCTTTTCCGCAGGATCCTGCACATCACGGAACATGCGTTGAATTTGCTGGAACTGCCCTCTGGCTAGCGTTGCGCCACGCACTAGCCCCGATGCGTCAAGACCTAGAGTAAC